AAGAATATCACATACAATGAAGCATACAATCCGTTACTTCTTGCAACAGATATTAGTGCTTCTTCCCTGTATGCTGTAAAACTTTTAAACGAAACAGGTATCGTAGTACTGCGCAAGACAGTTGCATGAGCAAGAACGCAAAATTGCGTTGAGTAGGCGAAACGCCCACCCATATAAATAATTTTTATAAAGGTCGGAGTATCAATAGATGCTCCGGCTTTTTCTATGTCTACTTGAAACACAGCAGATATAGAAAAGGAATTGCTAAAATGCAATACCTTTATATTTTCATTGAAAGAGGTGAATTCAAACGTGATAACAGGAAAGCAATTTAAGGAAATCAGAGAGTATAAAGGTTTGTCCTTGCGTGATATTGCAAAGTTTTGCGATGTATCACCACAGTTAATAGGACAGATTGAGAACAGTAAAAAAGTATTTACTGAAAACAATTATCAGCAGATTATTGACGCTATGAACCTTGCAACGGTTGCAAAATCCAAAGGCGAGTTAGACAAACATCAAGGTATTAAAACAAATAAATGAAAATCAAAGGAGGAATTAAACAATGATGTATTTTAGGGTATTACAGGTAGAAGGGAGTAATGATGATAAGCAGTAAATCCTATGGGAGATAAAAAAATATCGTTTGAACCAACATAAAATAATCTTGCGAAAACAAGAATATGAACAAGCAATTATTAGATAAATTTCCAACATGGTATAGGAACATTGATAAGGATAAAAATTATCTTGTCTTATCAAATGACTTTGACAGTTATTACTCATGCTTATTATTATATCAAAGGTTTGGAGTACAAATAGGCGGTTATTTTGATTTGAATAATGGATTGTATTTGAATAAAGAACGCACAAAGGGAAAAGAACCTATCTATGTTGATTTATCTATTACACACGGTAAATGTTTTGATAATCATATGACATTTATTAAAAATCAAGAATGTATTAATCCTAATATTATTACAACGAATTATTACCATAAATATAATGGCAGTACATTATCATTTTTGTGCAGTTTGTATAATTGTGATTTATCTAAATATACATATAAACAATTAATGACAATGATTGTTATAGATGGTTGGGATGCGGGATATTACAAATACAATGGCAAATTCAGAGATGTAATGATTAATTGGATGAAACTGTTTGAAGTAAATAAATATTTATTGCCTATCTTACAGGAACACAATGACAGACAATATTTCTTTGATTTTATTGACGATTACCATTTGGGCGAACATATCATAATGCTGAATAATCATTTACATTGTAATGTGAAAACACATATTCCTGCGTGTGAATTTGAATTAGCATATAAGGTAAAGCGTGATAATTTCAGCAGATATACAGTTGAAAATATTTACAGTAGTAATGCTGATTCAATTATAACAACAGCGGAAACATTCAAAAATCAATATTCGATTTGTAGAAAGGTAGCATGATATTATGAAAAATCAGACACAAGAAGAAATTACTAAATCAATAAGGGAACGTTTTATTATTGTATATAGTTGTCGGAAGATGCTTTATTTAAAAGACAATGGATTCAGATACTTATTCAAATGCTTCAATGAAAATAGCAGATGTAATTTTTGGGTATTTGACGCAACACCTGAAATCAGAGAAGCATTGAATCAATACAAAAGACCAGATAAAGAATAAATCCGACAGTCCATTGGTCGTTGGAAAAACATATAGGGTACGGTGAATAACCGTATCCCTTTTATATTGTAAAGGAGAAAATCAAATGAACGTTAAATGTATGTACTATGAAAAGCAGTACAATAGCAAACCAGATTCAAATGAAACAAAGAAGATTCAAAAACTATTACATAAAACTGAAATTAATATTAAAGAATTGGCTTTTGGATTAAGTCATGGAGCAACATTCAAACCTGCTTTATTGAGTGGTACAAAATCGGTAGATTGGACACAACAACAATTATTCGCTTTGGACTTCGATCATGATACGACTATTCAGAAAGAATTAGACAGATGCAAGAAATACAATATATTACCTTGCTTCGGCTACACTTCCTTTCGTCATACAGAGCAGGAACATCATTTCAGATTAATATTTTGTACTGATTCGATTATTACAGACAGACAACAACGTGATAATTTACAGAAAACACTAATTGCAATATTCCATTCTGATAAAGTAACTTATGATTGTACTCGTTTGTTTTATGGTGGGAAGTTGCAAATTTGCAATACCTATGACAATCGGATTAATGCAAAACAGGTCATTGATAAGTATTATAAGGAATCCCGAATTGGGACTTCAATAGTTACGTCAAAACCATGTAAAAAAAAACTAGAGATATATTCTAATACAGAATCATTCAATAGAAATATTGAAGCGATTAAGCATTTAGATGTAGATATGATGGGAGAGTTACTTAAAGGGGTACCTGATAAAGAAGATATAGTACCTTCTTCTATTAGGTACCCCTTTAAGCAGGTCAGTTTTGAGAATGAAAAAGATTTGTATAGCTATATCAATTCTATTGACCTATCTGAATATTTAGGAATTGACGGATATGTAAATTGTATTCTGCCTGAACATGAAGATAATAGTCCAAGCGCGCATATTTATACTACTGATGATGGAACACAAGTATATAAGTGTTTTGGTTGTAATAAGTGCTATACCATTATTGGAATTACAGAGAAGTTAGCACAATGCAAGAAAAGTCAAGCAATCGAATTTATAAAATCCGTTTATAACCTGAAACTTGAAAAGTCCGATTGGGTAAAACAGCAACAGCAGATGTTAATTGACAACGCTAATTATCTTGATTCAGAAGAATTTGATTTACAATTTCCAACATTATCAAAATTAATTAGAACCCGTAAAGTACATATTCAAAAAATGTTATTGCACTTCACACAGTATATAAATGATAATATGCAAAATATGGAAAGACCAATTTTCTTTGATAGCTATAAGAATTTAATGAATGTATGCGGAATTAATCCAAACAAAAGAATAAATTTGTCACAGTCATTAACATTATTTTCTTTACTGAATATGATTGAAAAACTACCTTTAGAATCTATTCCAGAAAAAGAATTGAATAAAGCAAAGCATATTGCCGCTAAGTATGGACTAAAGAAATTAACAAATTTCTATAGTTTTTCAGAATATGGAGTATTGCAGTTTGAAAATAGTGAAGAAATTGCCAAAACATTAAAAGAGAATCATATTTCATTGAAAGGATTAAGCCGGGAATATGTACTTCGTACTTTTGGTGTAGAAGTTGCTAACAAGGTTTATCCGCAATTCAGATTTGAAAACAGTAAAGGAACTTCTGAAAAGTCGGATAATGCTACCTTAAAACTGATAAACAAACTTTGCAATATTATCAATAGACAAGGTTATTGCCTTGAATCTGATATTAGAGGTAAAGGCCAGACAGAATTACAATGGAAACGGAGTATTCAACAAATACTTTCCGTGGGTAAATTCCAAAAGGTAAGGGCTAATAAGAAAAACAAACAGAAATATAATCTACCAAACGATATTGCAGGACAAAGCACAGTTATCGTAAATAGATAGGTTTGAAAAAAGGTACCCCTGATAAAGAAGATATAATACCTTCTTCTATTAGGGGTACCTTTTTTCGATATATGAAAATCACATTATGAAAGGAAGTATTATTATGAATAAGGAATTAAACAATGCTATTAAAAATAATGAAAGGGTTTATGAGGAGAACAAGAAAGCAACTGATGGATATATTAAAACAACAGAAGATGTAATGGCTGCTATGGATAAATTAGAAAAAGATATGGTATGGGACAAATTATGCAGTTGTGAAAATAAATTAGATAAGATTTTAAAGATACTGGGTGATAAATAATGCCAAGGACTAAGAATACCATTACAAAAAAAGATGGTTATAGCATGGGCAAATCAACTTCACAAGAACAAAGCGTTTTAATGCACTTGAAAAGTATGGTAAAAACTGACACAAAAGTATATTACATATTATGGAAGTATGCGCCTGAGCTGCTTCCTGCTAAATTCATAACATTTGATGATTTGAAAAATAATTTTAAATGTTTTACAGCAGGGGTAACAGAAAAAACAGCAGAGAATTGGCTGATGGAAGAAAATGTTCAGACAGCGGTTAAATGGCTTTTGAAGCGTGAACATCAAAAGAAACTGATTGAATTATATAACATCTATTATGATAAGGCAAAAACAGATACAAACGCTTTTAAAGCGTTTATTGACTTTTCCAATCAATTTTTCAATGATGATAAAAAGAGTGATGTACTTGACATTATTCAAAATATTCCAGATTCAGAATTAGAGGATATTAAGTAATTCTTAATATAGTTATATTATGGTTTAGACGTTGTACAGGCAATATTAAGTCAGGGTAGTACAAACATACCTTTAATTTTTTATCGCCTTATTTATTGTTATATCATAGGGGGTGTATTATGACAACAAAAGAGAAATTAATAAAGGTATGGAAAAACCCTCTATATTTCATGGAATATTTGATGAAAGTAGTCAATAAAAATGGTGACTTAGTGCCATTCAAGCTAAACGAACAACAGAAATATTTACTGCAAAATGAGAGTAAATATAATATCATATTGAAATCAAGACAGTTAGGTATTTCTACTCTTGCAGTGGCTCAAAGTATTTATATTGCAACTACAAAACCAAACAGCACTTGCCTTTTAATGTCATACAGTATCCAATCAGCGGATGAAATCTTTACAAAATTGAAGCAACTATATAATGATATGGCAGAACCTTTTAAAGTGCCGATCTATGCTAATAACAAAAAGGAATTACGCTTTACAAATGGCAGTCATATTATTTGTACTACTTGCGGCAATAAAGATGTAAGCCGTGGGGCAACAATTCAGTTTGCGCATATATCAGAGGTTGGATTTTGCAAAGATACAATTCAAAGACAACTCATTGCTATTGAACAGGCATTAACGCCGCATGGTACTATTTTGCTTGAAAGTACTGCTAATGGTATGAACTATTTTCAAGAGTTGTGGGCGAAAGCAGAGCGAGGAGAGAATATGTACAAGCCGTTTTTCTTCTCATGGATTGATGATAAATTGATGTTTAAGGAAGAATACAAGGAATTTTGCGAAAGATATTTAGCACAGCACAAATCATTACCAGAAGAAAAAGATTTAAATTCAGATGAAAAAATGCTTATGCAAAAGGGAGCTTCAATAGAACAAATTGTATGGCGCAGATTAAAAATCGCTAATACAAGTAAACAGGCATTTGCACAGGAATTTCCGTCTGAACCTTTGGAAGCATTTGTAAGTACAGGCAGTAACATTTTTGAACCTGTCTTAATACATGAAAATCTTTTGAATATAGATCATTTTAAACCTGTTATTATTAAACCTGCCGGTATGCCTGTTGCTTTACGCTCATGGTTTAATAATGGATTAACTATATGGAAAACACCTGTAAGAGGCGTTAAATTCTATATTGGTGTAGATACAGGCGAGGGAGTAGGCAAGGACTATTCAGCGTTTGAAATCATTGACGCTAATTGTGAACAGTATGCGGAATTTAAAAGCAATAAAATAAAACCATATGCTTATGCGGAAGTAATTAGAAATATAGGGATATGGTATAATAACGCAAATTTGATTGTAGAAAAAATGAGTGCAGGTCATACGGTGGTTGAAAAACTATACAATGAATGTCATTACAGAAATATGTATTCCTATATGGAGTATGATGCAAGGTCTGGATGTATGCTTCCAAAAGTTGGTTGGCAAACTAATACTAAAAGCAAACCAATGCTTGTTAATGACTTTGTGGAAATGTTTGAAACAAAACAGATGATTATAAAAAGCAAAGACCTATTGCAGGAAATGAAAGTATTTGAATTTAAAGATGGCAAAATGGGCGCAGTAATAGGTTCTCATGATGATTTATGTATGGCTATGGGGATGGCTTTACAAGGTGTAAAATGCGGAGTTAATTATCATTAAGGAGTGTGATATAGAATGGTTGATATGACAAAGCCGAATTGGTTTGTAGATGTGCCGCAAGAAACAGAACATCAACAGCGCATAGGCGATGTATTAAATATAAGGGAATATTTCTTACGCTTGCATAAGATTTTACATAGACCTGATTTTAAATTTAAGGGCGAAACATATACTACTGCAAAAATTGTATTGCAGACATTACAAAGCATTGTTAATTTTCATGCAAGTTATGTATTGGGGAATCCCATTTCCATTAATGGCGAGCAGGATATTGTAAAATCATTCAACGGTATTTATAGAAAAGGATTATATGATACACTGGATTATCAGATTGCACAGGATTTAGTAAAGTATGGTAATGCCTTTGAATATGATTACCTTGACAATGGTATCATTAAAGGAAAATTAATTGCTAATGAGGACTCTTATCCTGTATATGACGACAAAGAAAATTATGTAATGGTCAAGCATTTTTGTAACGCTACTGTCTAAATTGACTCAATCCATACCTTGTCTCATAAGGCGTCCGA